CGAGGCGCTTACGCAGGTCACCCCCAATGGCCGCGACTACCCCGGCGACAGTGAACGGTGCGTGGCCGACCGCAACATCCACTACGCCCGCATCCAAGCCCTGCGTGAGATGTGGCATGCGCTGGTGGAAGAGGTGCTTGCCATCAAGGGGCAGGCAGCATGATCGCCGTCACCATCCAGTCCGACCTCGACCTCACGCCAAGCGGCAAGCGCACAGCGCGCTGGGTCTACGGCAGCAACGGCCAGCCGCAGCACCGCTGGTATGTCAGCGGGCGTCTGTACTCCAAGCGCGCCGACCCTCGCCGCTCCCCCGAATGGCTCGCGGGCGATGGCGCACCGGGCCACTGCCCGCAGGCATGGGAGGCGTTGGGCTGACCGCGCACGGGGCGTGGGTGGAGGTACTATGATACCTCTCGCCCGCGACCAGCCCGCGCTGGCGCTCCGCGCCCGTCAGCCGGTAGGCTGACCAGCCAACAGGACGCCAGCCGTAGGCTGTCATCAACTAGCTGACTTGCTGACTGTGTGGTTGAGAACGTTTTGCTGGGAAAGACACACCCCCCTACCCCCCCTTTACTGTAGGTTTAGGTACCATATGGGGGTTACATGCAGCACAATCGCCACACGCCCAACGACCAACCAACCCCGCTACATGCCGACCAACCAACGCCGCCACACACGCCCACCCAGCCAAATTTCCTACAACGCATCTGGCAACCAGCGAAACACCCCCACCCCCTTCCGCTAAAAACCGACCGGGGGGGTATTTGCAAAAATTTGCATATGCGTTTTGCACGCGGTATTTGCTGGCCAACAGCAATTTGTTTTTTGTTGTTACGCATTTTTGATGCGTTGGCGGGTCTGCTTCCCCTGAGCAGGCCCGCCTTTGTTAATTTGCCCATACTTGCTCGGACTAGCTATTCACGATAGGATGGCTGATACATATTCATATTTTGGGTGTTATAGATGGCAAGAATGCCTAAGAGCGCGACGATTCGTAAGAATGCTAATGTCAAGAGATTGGCTAAGCAGTCATCGGTTGCGCCTGCAGAACCTATTAATGATGGCGGGGGGAAGTTTGCCGACAGCGGCGGCAATACGTTAGTTGTGCAGAGCGGTGAAAAACAGCGCGAGTATTCGGTTTCGATGTTCCGGGATTTGCTGGCGCACCGACCCAGAACGGGTGAGCATGTTCCGACAGAGAAGTACAGGCAAGCCGTATTGCATGCGGCGGGGCTTGGTATGTATCAGGCTAATATTGCGGCATTAATGGGGATTAATGTTGATACTATGAGGGCGCATTATTCTGAGGAGTTAAGTATTGCGCGTGATTTAATGATGCATGATGTTCAGACTAATATTTATAATGCGGCCAGAGATATTAATCATAAGGACTCTATTAAGGCTGGTATGTTTTTGCTTAGTAAGTTGGGCAATGATGAATACAAAGATAAGAAGACGATTGAGATTACGGGCAAGGATGGGAAGCCGTTGCAGATTGATACGTCTTCGCGGACGATTGATCCTATGATGTTGAGCCATGAGCAGCGCGATGCGTTGAGGGATATATTGAGCAGTGCGATGAAGTTGGCGCAGCAGCCAGCGCCTGTGCAGCTTGAGGGTGAGTATAGGGAAGTTGGGGGGGTTGAGTAGTGGACTTTGACATCTCGCAGCTTGATCTGGAGCGCCAGTTAGAGGCGTTGGACCGGGTTGAGTGCGAGGAAAGTTTATATTTGTTTTTGACGCAGGCGTGGAAGTACATTGATGCGAGTGTGTGGAAAGATGGGTGGCCGATTGAGGCTGTAGCCGAGCATTTGCAGGCTGTGGTTGATGGGGATATTAAGCGGTTAATTATCAACATTCCCCCGCGCATGGGTAAGAGCACTATTACGTCTGTGGCGTTTCCTGCGTGGACGTGGGCGCAGCCTGAGCGGTCGGCTACTTCTGGTCCGGGTGTGCAGTTTTTGATGGCGTCTTATGCCAATCAGTTAGTGCTGCGTGATTCTGTTAAGTGCCGTAGGTTGATTGAGTCGCCTTGGTATCAGAAGCTGTGGGGTGAGCGGTTTAGTCTTAACTCTGACCAGAACACCAAGAGCCGTTTTAGCAATGATCAGGGCGGCGAGCGTTTGATTACGTCTGTTGGTGCGGCTGTGACGGGTGAGGGTGGTTCGATTATTGTGGTTGATGACCCTAACTCTGCGTCTGAAGCGTTTTCTGATGCTACGATTGAGGCCACCATTGATTGGTGGGATGGGACGATGAGTACCCGCTTGAATGACCAGAAGACTGGGGCTTATGTTATTATTCAGCAGAGGCTGGCTGAGAATGACCTGACTGGCCACGTTATTGAGAAGGATGTTGGCGAGTGGACGCATCTTTGTTTGCCAATGAAGTACGAGGCAGACCGGTCGTTTGTTACGGGTATTGGCTGGAAGGATCCGCGCACTGAAGAGGGTGAATTGTTGTGGCATGATCGGTTTGGAGACAAGGAAGTAGCTAATCTTGAGCGTTCTTTGGGTCCGTTTATGGCTGCTGGGCAGTTGCAACAAAGACCAGAGCCTGCTGGTGGTGGTATTATTAAGCGTGAATGGTGGAAGTTATGGGAGGAGACAAGTTATCCGCCCATGGATTATATTATTGCGTCATTGGATACTGCATACACTACTAAGACTAATAATGATTATTCTGCTATTTCTATTTGGGGTGTGTTTACAACTGACGCAACTGCGGTAGCCAATAGGATTTTAAACTCTGATGGCAGACCTATGTATTTTGATCGTTCTTATAACGAGTCTGCGCCGCGTTTGATGATGATGCACGCTTGGCAGGAGCGTTTGGAGTTCCATGATTTGGTGGAGAAGGTGGCCAAGACTTGCAAATCGTTAAAGGTTGATAAGCTGCTGGTTGAGAACAAGGCTGCTGGTATTTCTGTGTCGCAGGAATTGCGGCGGTTGTACGGCAATGAGGGTTTTGCGGTGCAGTTGTCTGATCCTAAGAGCATGGACAAGATGGCGCGATTGTATTCGGTTCAGCATTTGTTTGCTGAGGGGATGGTTTATGCGCCTGATAAAGTGTGGGCGGAGCAAGTAATTACGCAAGTTGGCCAATTTCCAAAAGGCAAACATGATGACTTGGTTGATACTGTTTCTATGTCTATTAGGCATCTTAGAGACATTGGCCTTCTTACAAGGTCACAAGAAAGACTAGAGGAGATTGCGCGGGCAGTATCTTATCCGGGCAAGCAGGATGTTCCACTTTACCCATCGTGAGGATTTATGGATAACCGCATTAAGGCTTCTTGCACGGTCGATGATCTTGGGAACATGCAGTACGAAGTTAATGTTTGGGGCGAGAATCCTTTTGACCATGAACGAGCCTATACATTGAAGGCCACTTCAGATAATCTTGCCGCGCAAGAAGGTATTCGGCTGTTTGTCGAAGAGATGGAATGCTTGCGTAATGCGGTAATGAAGGACGAATGATGGCAACGCAACCCGGCCTCGCTCCTATGAATATTCGTCAGCCCGGACCTGACGCACTTAGCCTTGATGGTGAACCCATTGAGATTGAGTTTCTTGAAAACGAGATGAAGGAAGAGCGCGACGATCAGGGTAACCTGCTGTCGATTGAGCATCCTGACGGTTCTATTACCATTTCCCTTGATGACAACCCGCTTGAGCGCGCTGAGGGCGATGATGATAGCGGTTGGTGGGAGAACTTAGTTGATAGGATCGACAAGGATGCGCTGACTGGCATTGCTGGCGACCTTATTCGCGGCATTGATGATGATCTTTTGTCTCGCAATGACTGGATTGAGACGCGGGCACAGGGCATGAAGCTTTTGGGTTTAAAGCTTGAGCTTCCGGGGCTTCAGGGCGCAACTGATGGCGCGCCTATTGAGGGCATGTCGAAGGTGCGGCATCCGCTTTTGTTAGAAGCTGTGTTGCGGTTTCAGGCTAATGCCCGTTCTGAAATGTTGCCAACTGATGGGCCAGTGAAGATTCGCAATGACGATAACAACGCGACATTGCAAGAAGACCAGATGGCTAACGCCCTTGAAAAGGATTTGAACCATTATTTAACGTCTACTGCGTCTGAGTATTATCCAGATACGGATCGCATGCTGTTGAACCTTGGATTTGGCGGCACTGCGTTTAAGAAGGTTTACTACTGCCCTTTGCGTAATCGCCCTGTGTCAGAGACAGTTGATGCTGATGACTTGATTGTTAACAATGACGCGACTGATTTGTCTAATGCCAAGCGCGTGACCCACCGGATTATGATGCGGCCTTCAACTGTGAAGCGCATGCAGATCTTGGGTGTGTACCGGGACGTTGAACTGGGCGCGGCGCTTGCTCGTAGGCTTGATCCGCTGCAGCGTGAGGAGAAGGAGCAGCAGGGCTTAACCGCTGAAAGCACCAATCCGCTAGATCGTGACCGCGAACTGTATGAATGCTACTGCGAATTGGACATCAAAGGCTTTGAGCATAGGCACAAGGGCAAGGTGTCTGGTTTAGAAATTCCGTATAGAGTTACGATTGACGTTTCCTCCAAGGAAATTTTGTCGATTGTTCGTAATTACGATGAAGAAATTGAAGAACTGCCGGTCGCAAAAAAGAATTTTGTTAAGTACACTTATGTTCCGGGTTTCGGATTTTACGACATTGGCCTGCTGCACATACTTGGGAACACCACCAACGCTATTACGGCTGCTTGGCGAGAGTTGCTAGATGCTGGCATGTACTCGAACTTCCCCGGCTTTTTGATGGCTGATACAGGAGCGCGGCAAAACACTAATATTTTTCGTGTTCCACCCGGCGGCGGCGCGTTGGTAAAGACTGGTGGATTGCCCATCAATCAGGCAATCATGCCATTGCCATACCAGCCGCCAAGTCAGGCGTTGATGCAGTTGGTGGACAACATGGCAAGCACCGGCATGCGTGTTGGCGGCACGTCTGAACTGCAGGTTGGCGAAGGCCGTGCTGATGCACCTGTTGGCACGACTTTGGCGATGATTGAGCAGGCCACTAAGATTGAGAATGCCGTTCACAAGCGGATGCATGCATCGCAAGCTGAAGAATTTAGGCTCCTTTGCGAGTGTTTTGAGCAGCATCCAGAATCGTTTTGGCAGCGTAATGCCAAGCCGTCTTACCCTTGGGATGAGCAAATGTTCTTGTCAGCGTTGAAAAACTACGATCTGACCCCGCAGGCTGACCCCAACACTGCCTCGCATGCTCAGCGTGTGATGAAGATCACGGCATTGAAACAGTTGCAGGCGGCAAATCCGTCGATGTACGACCCAATTGCCATTGATACTGCTGCTTTGCAGGCTATTGGGTGGTCCAATCCGCAGCAATTCCTTGCCCCGCCTTCCGCGCAGAAGGCTCCGCCGCCTGAAATATTGCAGGCCATGGCTAAGATACAGAATGATAATAAGGTTGCTGATGCGCGGATGATTGAAGCGCAAGCCCGTCAAGCAGAAACGCAAGCTAAAATTCAGTCTGGTGCGTTTATGCCTAAGCAACCTGCGCAAGGTGGCGGAGTTGACCCTCAAGCGGGTCAAGCGGCAATGATCAAGGCGCAGGCAGACATGGTAAATGCGCAAACCAAGTCTGGTGAAGTTGGTATGCGGCACCAAGAACGCATGGCAGAAGATGAAAACCGCGATTTGGACCGCCAGAGCCGTGAACGCGTTGCGATGTTGCAGCTTGCGCGGGATCTTGTAATGCATCCGGGGGCTGAAAAGGAACTTGAACCCCTTATCAAACCATCTGAGGAAGAATTCAACGAGGGTTAGGGCTATGATAGACCCAAAAGCAATCCGCAAAGCTATTATGACCGCAAAGTCTATTGCGCAGATGATTGATCCTCATTTTGGACGCGTTTCTTTGCCTGAATTAGGTAGTTTTGGCGCTGACAAGCCGTTTCAGGAACACTCCCCATTGATCCATGAGGCATATGGGGTGCCAATGCCTGAGCATTTTTCTATTGGGGGTTACGTTCAACCCAAACCCAAGGAAAAAAAGCCCGATTGGTGGGAAAATGCACCGCAAAGCCCCTCGCCTTTGGGCAT